GTATTAAATATACTTACCCAACTAATATTAGTCTCTTTAGCAATACCCCTAATACTTAAATCCGTATCCCTGTACAAAGTAAATAATTTTTTTTCATACCATCTCCAGTTTTCAATATAATTATCTATCATTAAACAAATTTTATTAAAAGCTATTTGCTCATCCATTTGCGTATCGTCCGGAATTTGTAAGGTATTTTCGTCATCATCAATAGAAAATTTATCAATTTTTCTTTTACTATTATAATATTGGTAATACAAAGAACGCAAAGTAAAATACAAATACCCACGACTAACAACACCGTTTCTAATAATCTTATTACTATCCGCATACTTATATAAAGTAATATAACATTCTTGTACTATATCTTCAGCATAATTAACTTCGCCAAAGCTTTTTACAATATTAATCCATTCTTTATGCCTTTCAGCAACAAGAGCTAGCCAGTCTGGTGATTTGTCCATATAACAGTTATACTAATGATTCCAATAACGCATTGCAATATAATTTCATCGCCATCTTCTAACTGTTCTTTGCTATATAAAAAACCAAACATCATTCCAATTACAGGACTTAAAATAATATCGGCATTTTTAATTTGACCTATTATTAAATAAACCAAAGTAATTATCATTAAAAGTCCAATAAGCATCATACGTTTAAAGCTTTTATTACTTTTTTATTTTCTATTAAATTCTGTCCTAAATATTCGTAACCAACATTATTAATTATCATTTTTAAACTAATAGGCTGCTCAAAGGTTGTAGGACGTGCACCAGTTTCATTTTCCTTTACTTTTAAAACGTGAATATGAGAATACATCCAATCGGTAGGATGTTGTACATATCTATGAATACACCAAATGTCATCAGCACGTGAACTAATTTTAGAACCACCTTCTGCATCACTCATTGCTAATGGTCTTGTTAACCCTTCGTATTCATGCCCGCTATGGTGTACTTGACGAAGTGCTGATGTTACACCATGAGCATTTACACAAACCTGTACCTTGTTTTTTTTGCTGAATATTCTTAACTCTGTTAAAACTTGATAGTCGTACTCATGTGCATTGCCTACCATTTTAAGCACTGATGCATCTTTAGCTAACGAGTTGTAAGGATCTATTAATAAACCATCGTAACTCCAAGCATCTTTAATTTGTTGCGCTTCTTTTAAAAGACTTTTATAAGTATATAAATCCTCTACTTCTATTATTTTAAAATGCTTATTAGACCATTCTATAGCGTCCTGTATTAATACATCTGTAGCTTGCTGTATAGCTTTCCCCATTTTAAATTCTATAATTTTTCTTAATATAGATTCCGGACTGTTTTCGCTAGACCAAACTAAAAATTTTAAATTATGCAATTTTGCCCATAGCACATAGAAGTAAATTAAAGTTGTAGTTTTACCTACGTTAGCGTGTCCTATAGCTATTAGTAGATTTTTCTTAAAGCGTATATGTTCGTCTATTTCAGGAATGCCTATTTTTAATCCTTCCTTAACTCTACCATATTTAATATCTAATATTTTTTCTTGTAATTTGTTTGCTTGTGCTATCATATACTTTGTGTAGTTTTAGCGTATTTTTTTACAATGTTCTCATTATATTCATTTTTATTTTTTTGCTCTATATAATATCCTGTTATTGGATTTACTAAATAATTCCAAAAGTCATCAGGCATCTCTCCTTCAAATATCTTTTTCATAAATAAAAATTAGCGTTCATTAGGTTTCGTTTGCTTCTAAGAAGTCCCACACCTCCGTCATAGTCTTGTTATATTCCTCTTGATTACTTATCAGTGGCGCACCATTTTGATGTTCTGCTAAGTCTCTCAATAATCGTAGTGCTTCATTAAATAACGAATTCATAAATATATAAAAAAAGGGGGTAATTAAACCCCCATATAAATTAAAATGGTAAATCTGCTGTTGTTTCTCTTGCTGGGTTTTGTTCAGCATTATCAACATTTCCTATAGTGTGCGCTATTTTCCAGCCATTAATACTACTATAGTATTTACCGTTATATTCGTTACCACGTAAATTAATACTAACTGTAACTGGGTTTCCTACTTGAAACTTTTGTATTTCGCTAACAACATCACCTATAAAGTCAATTGGTAAATCTTGTGGGTATTTTTCGTTAGTTGTTACTACTATTGTACGTTTAGTCCACTCGTTACCTGCTTTTGAGGTTCCTGATACAGCTTCTTGAATAACCTTGATGTTTCCTGTAATTTCCATATTTCTACTTTTATTAATTTATTATTATATTTAGTTTTGTAATATACTTTATTTATTTTACAATTTAGCAAGCTCATCTTCTACCTTTTTGGATAGATCATATTTAGTTTTAATAGCTTCAATACTACCACCACCTTTAATAAAATTTACTGCTTTTACGTATTCAGGAGTGTTTGGGTTTAACCAATTTTTATTTGCATTCCCGCTTGCTATATTCGCATCATCATCAACTGCCTGTAAACCTAAAAGAGAAGCCAATGTGTATCGTCTGTAGTAAGTTATAGCAGATCCCAGTTTTTGTGGGTCATTAATTTCTGGTAGCTTTAAAGCTGATATAACACCACCTGTTCCGTCAATACAAATCAGCTTACTATATACACAATCCTCTTCTATTGGTTGTAATAATAATAACCTATGTTTTTTTAATAATGGGTTAAGCTGATTAATTAAAGAGTTAATGTCAAAATACTTTGATTTATAAAAAGGATTTCTAGCATCCTTACTAATTGTTCCTATTTCTTGTTGCAAATCAAAAAGTTTCTGATTAATGTTTGATTCTTTGCTCATTGTTTTAAAATTAAAATTAATTGTTGTTTTGCTTGTTCTAGTTCGTATTGCAGTTCTAAGACCTTGCCATAGAGTTCTGCTTTAGTATATTGTTCCATAATGTAAATATATATAAAATTTTAAATAATCCACAAAAAAAAGAGGTAAAAAATTAATCCTACCCCTTTTTTCAAACAAAGAACAATTATACAAGAATCAAATCAAGTAAGCTTTTTTACTTCTTCACTATATTTTAAAATCATTTCTTCCAATTCGTTATTTGTAAATTTACGTATTTCCCTGCTTTCTTCTAGCAGTTTTTTGGATAAGTTATTACCAAGATATAAACTGTATTTATATTGTTCCCCTGCGCGATATACGTTGCAAGCTACACACTGAGGTTTTACATTACGCTCATCCCAACGTACAGAATAATGCTTCCGACTCATGAAGTGGCCTGCTTGTATTTCTTTCCAAAAAAACTTTTTATTACAGGTTACACAAGTGCAATAGCCATTTTTATCAGCATTAGATAACCTTATATATTGGCTAAAAACTACGTCAAGCTTTTTAACTAATTTACTTCTTGTAGGTTTTTTAGCAGTACGTGGCATTGTTTTTTTTTACGCATCCATGTGATTCAACAGCAAGTTGCCATCGGTCTCATTAAATCCTTTTATTAATTTATATAAATGTTTACTATCAGATTTAACTTTATTTTTTTCAGTTTTTGTAGAATCTGTACCTAAGTTTTGGTATTGTATTGCATCTATTTCTAATATAGCATCCGTTCTATCTTTTACTGATAATTGAAAATCTTTTGCAATTTTTTCTGCTAATTTTCTAATAGTTAAATCTTCCATTTATTTTTATATATATTTAAAATTAATAATTAAACTCCCACTAACCCACCAAATTTACACGCTTTTTTTAAAAAATGTAAACTTTTTAAAAGGTAAGTTATAAACAATTTATTTTATTTTGTCCTTTATTTTTTCGTAAGTCCTTAAACCACCTAGTCCAAGCATACCTAACAGAACGGTCATTAAATGTTCCATTTGTAATGCTGGCGGTACTACTTCCGGTTTAATTGCCCAAATAAATAAATCCCTAATCACAAAATTATATGCTAAAGCTACACCGCAAACCCATCCAATAAATGGTCGCCACCCTGCTACAAATACAGTGCGGTGCTGTGCTTCTATTTCGTTAATTTTTGTTTGTATTTCTAATAGCTGATTAGGGTCAAGTTCTTTGCCTT